GCGCTCTTCTCCACCAATACGGTCATAGTGCCGGTTCTGCCACCAGCCACGCAAATCCTTGTTGCGAAAGATCCAGTGCTTGCCCTTCAACCCGTCCGCGATAGGACTGCGCGTCCGGCTCGCCCGCTCTGCGTCGCTGCCATAGTACCAGTCGAACCCCTCGCCCGCCTCGATGTTGCGGGCAAAGCCCGCCGCATCGTCAGGCCCGACAAAGCCGTCCGGGTTTGCGCCCAGCATGTCCTCATCACGCCAGTCGGACAGCGGCATGTAATTGTCGATCCCGACAGCATCGATATTCGGGCTTGCCCACAGCGCATCCAGATTGAAGAACACATCGCCCGTGCCGTCTGCCGGGTGATAGCCGAAATATTCGCTCCAGTCGGCGGCATAGGTCAGTCTGGTCGAACCACCCACGATGGCGCGCACATCGCCCGCCAGTCGCACCAGCTCTTCCACGAAGGGAAAGGCGTTTGCCTCGTCGCGCACCCGCGTCAATCCGCGCAATTCGGAGCCGATCAGAAACGCGTCCACCCCGCCGGCCTGTGCCGCCAGCGCCGCATAATGCAGCACCATGCGGCGATACCCGTCGGTGCGGTTGCAGAAGTCGGAAATCTGGGTTCGTGCCGTTGCGGTGCGGTCAACGCTGCCGGGCCGCCCCGCCGCCGGATGGCAGGTGATGTTGCCGCGCCAGCCATAGGCGTCCTGCTGCGGCTTGCCGTATGGGTCGGCAAGCCCATTGTCTTCAGGCACATCCATCATCACGAAGGGGTAGAGGCACACTTTCAGGCCGCGTGCCTTGAGGTCGGCAATCGCCTGCAACACGCTGGCATCGCTGGGCGTGCCGCCATAGGCCGGTCCGCCATCCCTGCGGCTGACCAGCCTCACCTTGCTGCGCGTCATGCCGGCAACGGACCATCGGGCGCTTTCCCGGTCGCGATAGGAAACCTCCACACCGGGCAAAATCCGGCAGTCGCCCGCGCGCATGTCGGTGCCGAACCACGACACCACCAGCGCCACGCTTTCAAGGTTGGGGCACAGCGCCTGCAATTCGTCGATGGAGGCCTGCCAATCGGTCGCAGCCGAAAGCGTGTGACGGTTGAGGATGCGGCTTTCGCCCGCCCCCGACCGCTCGGAAACCGCAATGGTGGCATAGCCGTGCTCGGTCGCAGCGGGTATCACCGTCACCGCCTTGATCTGCCCCTCAAGCTTGCCGATGGGCCGCAGAACCTCGAAGTGAAGCAGCGGAATACGATTGCCGAAACTGTCCAGCGGCAGCCGCTCGAACACGACATAGGACAGGCCGCGATAGGCGGGCGCATTGCCCGCCCCCTGCCGTGCCTCGATCAGCGGATCGGGCAGCTGTGTCTCGCTGCCGGGGTAGAAGCGCATTTCGATGCCGGTTATGTCCAGCTCCTGTCCGTCCGCCCACACCCGCCGCACCATCGCAGCCTCGCCTTCGCACAGGCCCACGGCAATATTGGCGAAATACTGGAAGGTCTCCACCGTCGTGCTGCTGCTACTGCCGCTGCTCTTGCCGCCCTGCCGTTCGCGTGTCACGCTTTCCTCGAAACGTGTGGCCCAGATCAGCGTGCCGCCAACCCGCACCGTTCCATAGGCACGTGCAATCGCAGCACCCTCGTCCGCGCCGGGAAGGCGGGCGGTGGAAAGCCGCGAGCCCGTCACCGTCCTCGATGAAGACAGAAGCGCGTTGTCCACGGCTCCGCCCGCCAGCGCCCCTGCCGCACGGCCAATCATCGCGCCGACAGGACCGAAAATGCTGCCGATGGCAGCGCCCGCCGCCTGAAAAACTAGGGTTGCCATGCGGCCTACCTCTCGGGAAAACGGAAAATACCGGCAATGCGCCTGCGCCACGCAGGCACCAGTGCCGAGCGCAGCACCTGCGCGGTTTCATAGGCGTGAATGAAGTGATCGGCATCCGCCAGAATGCCCACATGCTTGGCCGCATAATCTGCCCGCCAGCGAAACAGCAGCATGTCGCCCGGCTGCGGATTCGCCGCCTCGACTGGCTGGAAATGTCGGATGGCCGCGGCCATCAGCCGGTCCTCGCCACTGCGCTCGGCCCAGTCGCGCGCATAGGGTGGCGGCAGTTCCGGCTCGTCTCCGTAAAGCTCTCGCCAGATGCCGCGTATTAGCCCAAGGCAATCGCAACCCACGCCCTTCAGGCTTGCCTGATGTCTGTAGGGCGTGCCGATCCAGCCTTCGGCCAGCGCCAGAACCTTCTCACCGGTCGCGCTCATTGGAAAAGTGCTCCGCCGTCATGTTGCGTGCGGCTCGTGACATAGGAGTAGGCGAAATCCGCCCCCGGCATATGCGGACAACCCCTGAAGTTGAGATGATTGGAAAACTTCGTCTTGCAGGTGGAAAAGCTCTTGTCGCATCCCGCTGTCACCTGGAAGGCGTCCCCCGGTTTCGGCGGTGTTTCCAGCGGCAGCCAGAAGCTCAATGTCGCCACCCCGTCCTTTAACGCGTGATCGTCGAGATCAAATCCGCGCCCGGCATTTGCCCCGCCCGCAAAGACCAACTTTCCCTGCCGGAAGAAGCCTTCCGCAAACCCGCCAAGTCCAGAAACGGCGATCCGCCCCGCAGCATCGACCGACACCACGGTTCCCATTGCCTGAAACGCTCTCAGGTCAGCCCGGCAGCGGGCGTCGCCAAGTGCGGCATCGCAGCGTCTTGCGTAAACCCGGCCCTGCGGCTGGCTCAGCCGGTGGGCAAGGCTGCGCAACTCTGCGGTGAAGGAACCGCCTGCACGCGTCACCTCGCCAATTTCTCGCACCTTCAGCAGCATATGTTGCGCAGGGTCGCTCCAATTGACGAGGTAGAGCTCCACCCGCGCACCGTCGAAGCGGCCAGCAGACAGGTCCGCCTCGGAAATCGCCTCGCTGGAAAATCCGCCCGCCACCTCGCCGCTGCTGGCCGAAAGGCCGGTCTCGCTGTCGCTTTCACTGGTCTGAAAGCCACTTGCTGCAAGGTAGGTCACGCCATCGAATGTCAGCGCCGTATCATGCTCGGTAAATCCCAGCACCGAGCCGTCGCGCAGGCTCACCTTCCAGCAATGGCAGGTCGTCGTCGCCTCGCCCGCCAGATGGTCGGCGAGGTCGTCGGGCACGGTTTTCATGGCAATATCTCCACCAGTGGAATGGAAGGAATGCGCCCCGCCTCGAAACTGGCGAGGCTTACATCGATACGATCCGTGTCGAAGCGCACCGGCACGTCGAAGTCGAAACCGGCGCGAATGGCTGCGCCTGCGGCTGGCACCTGCCCCTGAGCAAAGGTCACCATTCCCGTCTCATGGTCGGTGGTGAAGGCGGAAGTTGGAACCGCCGAACCATTGACGGAGATCACCACCGTGCCGCTCACCGGCTTGGAAATAATGCGCGTCCAGCCGCCACCGGCGTCGTCATAGGTCTTGACCAGCTGAAACCGCGCGGTCACACCATCGCCCGTCCCAATCCGCTGATCCATCGCCGTGGGGGTGGCAAGCGGCGGGCAGGAACTGTGATCGACAGGATCGCGGAACCGGAAGCCATAAAGCTGCCCGCCACGCGCCTCGAAAAAGGACAGGACGGCATAGAGGTCGGTAACGGAGCGCACGCCTGAACCCGCATCATAGGCGCGCCGGGAATTGCGCCACCTCTGGTTCCTGTTCTCGCGCCCGTTGGAAAGGTTGACGATATCGGTCCGCCGGACCGGACCACCGCTTGTGCCCAGCGCCAACCGTAATGGAAAGCGCACCTCATGAAATGCTGCCATAGGCTTGAATTCCTGATCTTATTTTGTAGCTCCGGTCACGGTCTGCCGCGCCGTCTTTCGCTTACAGGCCGCGCTGTCCCCGGCCCACGCTGCGGGCCAGCATTGCGGAAATCTGCCCTTCGCTGCGGCGGAAACTTGCCGCGTCACTGGCCGTCACATTGAACACGATCTGCGTGCCGCCACCGCCACCTGAGGACGCCACGCCCAGCGAACCGTCTGCCCCGCGCTTGAGCGGCAGGATCGCCTCGCTGCCCGCCTCGCCCATCAGGCCGGTGCCGCCACCCATCGGAAAGAACGTCGGGCTGGAAACGACGCCGCCATCGGCAAAGGGCGTCACCCGCCCCGGTACGCCGCCCTTGGCAAAGGCAAACAGCGAACCGGCCCCCGATGTCAGGTTGCCGACGGCAGAAGACAGCATGTTTTCCAACGGCTTCAGCCCGGCGCTCAGGGCAATATTCGACAACTTCGTCGCCAGCCCCTGCAACACGCTGTCCAACCCCTTTCCACCCACCGTCGCGGATTGAAGGGCAGAGGTCAGCGCAGAGCCGAACCGTTGCGAGCGCCGCTCCAGATCGTCCATCACCGAAACAAGCGCCTCCGCATCATCCCGCTGGTCGGCCAAATTCGTGTCATCTGCCATGGGCTTGCCTTTCTGATTCAACGCGGCTGTTCAGCCTCTTGAAATTGCGGTTGTTTTGGCCTGGCGGAGTGAAAGGACATACGCCCCCCGCCGCGCTCACCCATCCGGAAACAGGCGCATCAGCCCTTCCAGCGCGGGCCGGTCGATTGTTGTGTCGTGCGGGCGCATCCCGCCGGTCATGGCGAAGAATTCCACGGGTGTCAGCGCCCAGAAGACAGCTGGAGGAAGCCGCAGCAGGCTCAGCCCCGCATGGATCACCTGCCCCCAGGGAAAGGGCTTGATGTCCTGGCGTTGGTCTGGGCCCGCTGCGGCCATCAGGGGGAAGCGTGTTGCCGCCCCTCGGTGCCGGTTCCGGCAAAGGTCGCGGTCAGGAGGTCTCCCACGATCGTTGCGTAACCGGCAATTCCACCATCGATGCTCATGGCTGCCACCTCGTCGTCGCTAAACAGGTTGCCGGCGCCACGCAGCCCTGCCCCGATGACGCGGATCATGTCGGCGGCCTTCATGCGCCCGCTGGCAAAGCGGCCAGCCAGGTCGGTCAGGTCGTCGGCTGCAAAGGCCGTCTCAAGCTCGGCCAGCGCTCCCAGCGTCAGGCACAATATGCGCCGCTCGCCATCCAGCATGGCTTCCACCTCGCCGCGCCTGCGGTTGGCGCGTCCAAAATTTGCCGCCCCCATCACGCCGCTCCGAAGGTTAGCGCGCCAGCCGATTCCAGCGCGATTTCAAACTGCACCTCACCGTCATGGCGCCCGGAATATTCCAGCGCGGTGATCTGGAACGCGCCGGAAATCGTGCCGAAGCCGGGTATTATGATCTGCCATGTGGGAATATTCCCGGCGAAGAACTGCGCGCGCACCAGCTCGTCGCTCTGCAGATCCTTGAAAATGCCCGAGCCCGTCACCCCGGCCCGCTGAATACCGGCACCGGCCAGCAATTCGCGCCAGCGCCCGCTGCTGTCGCTATCGGTTATGTCCACGCTCTCGGCGTTGAATGCCAGCCGTTTGGTTCGCAGGCCCGCAATGGTCACGAATGTCCCGGAATTGTTGATCTTCAGCAGCAGGTCTCTTCCCTTCTGCGCCCCATGGCCTGTCCTTTCTTTTGGTCTTGGTCGGTCTTGAAGAAGCACTGCCTATTCCGTGATCGCCCGAAAGCGGATCTCGGTCAGGAACGGCTTCGATTTGGTTTCCCGCACCGAACGGCTGGAGCGGTAAAACAGGCTGACGAGGGCAATATTGCCACCCAGCACCAGCGGGGCATCGTCCAGCAGGGTCAGCACCCGCAGGGCAATGTCCTGCGCAATCTTTCGCCCGCCTGCTGCGCTCCACACCTCGATTGTCAGCAGATGCTCCTCGCCCGGGGGCGTGTCGGCGGAAAGCTGGCGGCTTTCCATGTCGCCAAACACCACGCAGGGCAGAACCGGCCTCGGCAGCAGCCGGTCGACGATGCCCCGGTCTCCCACCATCGCCACCAGCGCCGCGTCAGAGGCAAGCCGGGCGTGAATGGCCTGAAGCAATGCATTTGCCGCCTTCATCGGCTTTCCTCCTCACACCGGCAGACAATGAAGCGGCCGGTCTCATCGGGATCGATCACGGAGATGACGGCAAAGATGCGCGCACCCTTTTTCAACCGCATCCCGGCGGCGATATCGGTGCGAAACGCTGCCCAGATCCGGTGGGTGATGGTCACGCCATCGGCGGATGCCCGCTCAAGAGACGTCTGAGAGACGGGCTCAATCGCTGCCCAGAGCTGCCGCAGCTGACGCCACCCCGGCGTTACACCGCCCTGCCCGTCCGAGGTTTCCTCGGGTGCCTCAAGCTCCAGCCGTGCCGTCAAATTGCCCGGGTCGAGAAAGGTCAGGTTCATGGCTCACAGCCCCATGCGCCGGAACGGCCCGATCAGCCGGTCATAGCCTGCGGGCACGCCGGCTGGCTGGTCGGCGGGCGAAACGGCTCCGCGAAAGGCAAACATATGGGCGATGTGGATCAGCATGGCGCGCTTGAGCGTATCCGGCACATCGACACCGCTCTGTCCGAAACCGGCGGTGAAGTCGATCTCGATCCCGTTGAGCGGCTGTCCCGGCAGAGGTGGCTGGCGAAGCCAAAGCCGCGCCGGGCGCGCCTCGCCATCCAGCACTCGGTCGATGCCGCTGATGTCGGTCGGGTCACCCGCATCGTCGAAAACCAGAATCTTTTCGATGGTTTGCACCGGCCCCTTGGCAATCTGAATCACATCGCCATCGGGCCATGCGTCCAGATAGAGGCGGAAGCTCTGCTGCGTCAGGCAAAGCCCGGTCTGGCGCTCCAGATGGTCGCGCGCCGTCTTTATCAGTGACAGAAGAAGCGCATCCTCATCGCTGCCATCGAGCCGCAAATGCTCTTTCACCTGGGCAAGCGTCAACGGCTCCGCCTGCGGCGGGGTCAGTGTGGCGTAGGTCATGATCTCTCCGAAAATTGCCTGTCGATTGCGACGGTGCGGCTGTCAGACCCTCCCTTTCGGGAAGTGTCGCGCCGCACCGCCTGCGTTGAAAGCTGGCGCGGGCGCGTCAGCTTGCGGCGAATTTCACCAGCTTTATCGCCTCGAAATTCTGCACGCCGCCACCCACGCGCTTGGTGGTGTAGAACAGCACATAGGGCTTGGCGGAATAGGGGTCGCGCAGAATGCGGATGCCGGTGCGGTCCACGACGAGATATCCGGCACGGAAATCACCGAAGGCAATGGCCATGCTGTTGGCCGCCACATCCGGCATATCCTCGGCTTCGGCCACCGGAAAGCCCATCAGCGCCGCAGCCTGACCGGCAGAGGCTGGCGGCTGCCAGATGTAATTGCCGGTCGTGTCCTTGAAGCGGCGCAAGCTCGCCTGGGTTTTGCGGTTCATCAGGAACCTGCCATTCTGGCGATGCCCGGCTTTCAGCGAATAGATCGTGTCGATCAGAACATCCAGCGGCCCGGTGGAGGCGAAGGCTCCCGCCGCACCGGTTGCGAGATAGCCGATCTTGCCCCAGGCATAGGAGGCATTGGCAACCGTTTCATAGGCCAGTACGCCCTTGGGCTTGTTCACGCCATCGCCGGAAATGAAGGCGGTTCCCTCCTGCTCGGCAAAGGCCACGTCCACTTCGGCGGCAATCCATGCCTCGATATCGACGGCGGAATCGTCCAGCAGGCCCTGCGTGGCCGCCGGCATGGCGTAAAGCTCCATGGTCGGGAAGGACATTTCCGCAAGCTGCGGCGTGTTGGTCTGCGGGCGCGCCGCGGTCTCGGCCACCCATCCGGTGGAAAGACCCGCCAGCGCAAAGGGCTTTTTCAGCACCGCGCCAGAAACCTGCCGCACGGTCGCCAGCGCACGCATTGGCGAAACCACCGCCATGCGCTTGCCAATCTCGCTGTCCGTCTCCGTCGGCAGCAGAAATCCGCCATCGGCACCCGCGCTCCCGGCAAAGGCCTTGGCCTCCAGCTCGCGCAACGCGCCCTCGTCACCGCGCCTGATATAGGCTTCGAAGGCCGTCTTGTGTTCATCCGCCTGCGCCGATGTCGCGCCGCGCCTGCCCAGCGCCGGACGCGCCTTTTTCAGCGAAAGCTCGTCCATCGCCTGCTTGTTTTCATCCAGCGCCTTGTCGATGCGGTCGAGCTTTTCGCGGGTCAGCACGTCGCTGGTCATCTTGCGCTCGATGTCGCCAAGCCGCTGGTCATTGGTTTCGCGGAAGGCCTCGAAGGCCTCCATGAAATCATCGAAAGCCGCTGTCATCGTTTCTGGCACGGCCTTGATCTGCGGTGCCACGGCCTGCAGGTTTGCATGGGCCAATGTCTGTTCTGTCATGGAGTATTCCTCTGTTGTGATGGATGGTGGAAAGGGGCGCGGCGGCTCAACGCCGGAAACTGCTGTCGGCTAGGCTCTTGGCCGCTCGGCGCATCGTGCGCACAAGCTCGGTCTCCCGGTCGCGGAAGAACCGCGCCTGCTTGACGTTGGAAACCCGCGCGGATGGCAGCATGGGAAAGGTCACGACGGAAATTTCCCAGAGATCGGCTTCCAGAATGCGGCGAATGCCACCACGCGCGGCCTTGCCCGCACGCACGGTCTGGAAGCCGATGGAAAGACCGTCCAGCGCGCCTGTTTTCATCAGCGAGTGAACTTCCCTGGCTCTGGCAACCTCAGGCGCCAGCACGCCCTCGACGAACAGGCCGCGCTCGTCTTCGCGAATGGTGCGCCATGCCCCGATCGGCTGGGCGGGGTCGTGCTGGTAAAGCATCCGGATGCCGGACGCGCCGCGCTCTTCAAGCGAGCGGCGGAATGCGCCGGGCTCGATCACGTCGCGGCCCAGATCCACCTCGCCGAAGACGCTGGCGTAACCTGAAAACACCCCGTCACCGGCGATGCCGCGCAGCTCCAGGCTGGCAAATTTGCGCGTGGCGGGGCGTGGCCCGCGATAAGCGTGCATGAAAATCTCCTGCGATGTTTATGAGAATGTGCGGCGGCTCAGCTCAGGGCTTGGGGCGGCCCGCGTAACGCTCGGCCACGCGCGCCATCACGCCAAGCCCCCACCAGGCGCAAAGGCTGGCGGCAGCGGATCCGGTCAGCATGATATCCTGCCCCGAAAGACCCTCGGTAATCTCCAGCCGCTTGATGATCCACAGGCCCACAGGCCCGCCGAAGATCATGCCGCAGGCCAGCCCGGTCAGAAACCGGCTGGCCGCTTCGCGGTGGGTTTGCGGCAGCAGATAGATCAGCGAAACCCCGGCACCCGCCACCGCGCCGGTAAAGCGCGCAGCCAAAATGCCGCCTTCATTGGCAAATTCAGACATGGGTAATCATTCCGGGTTAGAGTGAATATGGTTGTGCAGCGGGCGCGCCACACGCCAGCAGTCGTGCTGTGCGCTTTTCCTTGAATCTTCAGAATCGGTTGGGGCGAAATCCTCACAGATCGATTGCGCATCTTCACAAACTGATTCAACGCGCCCTAGTAACCGACCGCCTCGCGCTTCTCGTCATCGCTGAGGAAAGCCGCAGCCCCTACCCGTGTCCAAAGCGCATCACGCTCGCCGGAAAGCCCGGCAATCTTGTCGAGGTCAGGCTCCAGCCGCAACGCGCCTTCAAACAGCGGTGAGAACCAGGCGGAGAAGCTTGCGGCGGTCCGGCCGATCAGCGGCAGCACCGTCAGCCGGTAGAAGGCCCGGTTGGCTTCCTGATAGTTGGCGAAGGTGTTGTCTCCGGGAATGCCCAGCAGCATCGGCGGCACGCCCAGCGCCAGCGCAATGTCGCGGGCCGCACCGTTCTTGGCTTCCATGAAGTCCATGTCCTTGGGTGAAAGACCCATGCTTTTCCAGTCCAGCCCGCCTTCCAGAAGCAGCGGGCGGCCTGCATTCACCGCGCCCGCATAGCCATCCTCAAGCTCGCGCTTCAACCGCTCATACTGGTCGGCGGAGAGATTGCCGCCTTCCTTGGGCTGGTACACCAGCGCACCGGAAGGGCGGGCGGAATTGTCCAGCAGCCGCTTGTTCCAGATGCTGGCGGCATTGTGCAGATCAAGCGCTGCCCCCGCCGCCGAAAGCGGTGCAAATCCCTCATGGTCGCTCAGCGGGTTGAACAGTTTCAGATGCAGCAGGCCCAGCCCGTCACGGTCGGCATCGATGCGCCGCACCGCCCGCCCCTCGGCCCGATAGTCGAAAGCCGCAGGCCAGCCATCGCCCCCTTCAACAATGCTGATGCGGTCTGGCCGCAGAAGGTGCAGCTCCCGTAATCTGTCATCGACTACAAGTGGCTCGATGAATGCGCTGCCCGAGAGCATAAGGTGTCCGTAAAGCGCCTCCAGAAAATCCGGCCCGCTCATATGCCCATTGGGGCGGGAAAGCAGGCGCAACAGCGCGTGCTCGCCAATTTCCCTGTCGCCCTCATAGAGCAGCCAGCTGACGGAGGCCGCAGCTTCCGCAACCATGCGGGCGGCACGGTGGGCAACGGGGTTGCGCATGAAGCCCTCGCGGGCCAGTGCCGCATAGCTGCGCCCGGACCAATGGGCCCGGCCCATGTCGCCGGACAGCGCCAGAAAGCCGCCAGCCGCCTTTCTTTCGGGCACGGCATCACGCTCCGCCGGGCGCCGCCACGGCAGGGAAAGAGAAAATCTCAT